AAATGGTAACAGAAGAAATGTACCGAGTAGCTTGGCGAAGAAGGCACAATATGAATGAACGTGCTTTCTTTGCTTATCTACAAACCAAGTTAGGAGCAGAAACAAGAGCATACATCAAATCACTTGATGGTCGTAAACCACAAGCTTTTCATATCACCAATCACTTTAACGAAAGATGGTTTATGGAGATACTAAAGGAGGCTTACATTAAGTTCGGTGTTAAGCAAGGAGAATTCTTGAGTAAGTATCAAAAAAAGGATGAGAACCAAGACTTTTATAACGCTTGGATTTTGGCACTTCTTTTGCTGTTTAAAGACCTTTCGCAGTTCATCATGATACTTGGTATCATTCGGACAATAAAAATTGATGTACAGAAATATGTACAACAAAAAATAGATGAAGGAATTTCTCCTGAAGCTATTATTACTTTGCTATCTGTTTATTTAACTTCTAGGAATATTATCCGTAGTCAAACAATTGCAAGAACAGAACTTACGAAGATAATGAACTTCGCTAGTGAGCAATGGGCAAGTTTACAAAACAAGCCATTAAAGAAAAAGTGGATAGTTATTCTTGATGGTAAAGAAAGAGCATCACATAGTGCAATGGCAAGTTATCCTGCAATAGCTTTAAATGAAAAGTTTATTGTTGGTGGTTCATTAATGGATAGACCTGGTGATGCCTCCGCTCCTGCTAACGAACTTGTTAATTGTCGTTGCGGACTAATGTACGTTGAGTAAAATTTGGTATTTAGTTATTTTTATTATATTTGCAAGCAATCGGAAAGAATAATATGAGAAATTTACAATACAAAAGTGTTGGTGAGATTACAGATGTTGATATTGAGAAAAGAATCATTACTGGATACGCATCTAAATTTGGCAACATTGACTTAGTTGGTGATATGATTATGCCAGGTGCTTTCACTAAGACAGTTAATGAAAGAGGGCCACTAGGAAAGAATGAGATATGGTTCTTACACAATCATAGCACAGATAGTCCACTAGGAAAGCCAAGTGTCTTAAAAGAAGATAACTATGGCCTTTACTTTGAGTCTAAGATTGTAGATACTGAAATTGGAGAAGATATTTTAAAGCTTTATCAAGAAGGTTTAATTAATCAGCATTCAATTGGTTTCAGCACAATCAAGCAGAACAAAGTAGATGCAACTGCAGGCAATCCTGCATACTACCAAATACAAGAGGTTAAACTATATGAGTTTTCTTCTGTATTGTGGGGTGCTAACCCTGATACTCCATTTATGGGGATGAAATCATTGGATGCACAAGGCTTACAAGATAGGTTTGATAAATTGTACAAGCAACTCAAGAGTGGAAATTTAAAAGATGAAACTTATGAATTGTTAGAAATAGAGTATAACTTTATAAAGTCGGAAATATTTAAACTAATCGACCAAGAGCAGAAGTCGGAAGCTACCACTCCTGTTGAAGTTGATCCAGTTGAGATTGAACGCAAAAGACAGGAAGAATTTTTATTACAACTAAAAAACTCGTTTAAATAATGGAGGATATTAAAAAAATCGTTGAGGAGGTAAAATCCGACATCAACGCAATGATTGAAAAAGGTGTTGGTAAGGAAATGGAAGGTTTAAACCTTAAAGACCTTATCTCACAAACACAAAATGCAGGTGAGAAGTTAGCTTCTTTAGAGGAGAAAATGGGAACTGTAGAGAAGTCTGTATCTGACTTTATCTTAGACCAAAAATCTGTAGGTGCTCCTGCACAAAGAGAAGATTTCGTAGCTAAGGCTTTCGAAGCAAACGCAGGTAAATTGAAGTCTTTGATTTCATCTCGTGGTGAGGCAGTAGGAATGAACTTCAAGGCTGTAGGTGATATGAACTTAACTGCGAACATCGGTTCAGGTTGGGCTTCTTCTATCGCAGGTTTGTCTAACACAATCTTAACTGATCCATTCCGTCAAGTACACTTGCGTGATTTGTTACGTTCTTCTACTATCGAGCAGAATGGTGTATTCAAATTCGCTAAGAAAACTGGTGGCGAAGGTGCTCCTGCAGTTCAGACTGAAGGTTCTTCTAAGGCTCAAGTTGATTACGACTTCACAATCTCTGAAGTAACTCCTAAGACAATCGCTGCTTACAGCAAGATTTCTAAGCAGATGTTATCTCGTTTGACTTGGTTACAATCTTTTGTATCTACTCAAATGGTTAACGATTTGTTAAACGTAGAAGATACTTTATTGTATGACTACGCAGGAACAGGTGCTTTCGCAGGTCTTTATGAGTCAGCTTCAACTTACACTCCATCAGGAACTGTAGTTACTGCTTCTAACCGTTGGGACAAACTTGCTAACGCAATTGCTCAATTGAAAGCTTTACGTTTTGCTCCATCAGCTATCTTGGTTAACCCAATTGATGAGATGGAATTGTTAATCAACAAAGAGTCAGGTGCAGGTTATTCTCACCCATCATTGTTGACTGGACAGCGTATTTCAATTGCAGGTGTACCAGTTATCGCAACTGACATCGTAACTGCAAATACATTCCACATCGGTGACTTCAACAAGGCTGCTGAATTGTTATTTGAAGATAATATCATGACTGAATTTGCTTACGAAGATGGTGATAACTTCACTAAGAACTTGGTAACTGTTCGTGTTGAGGAGAGCATTGCATTGCCAATTTACTTTGCTAACGCAATGTTGAAAGGCTCTTTCGCAACGGCTTAATTATTTTTTGGTTTGTTTTGTGATTATTTAAGCCCAGTTCCCATTAGAACACTGGGTTTATTTTTTAAATAAATAAAAATATGGCTAAGGTAAAATGTGTTAAAATATTCTTCGATATGGAAGCTAATTCTAGCAGAGTTGTCGGAGAACAATGGGAGGTAGGTACTGATCGTGCTAATCACCTTAATAATTTAGGTTTTATTGAGATTGAGCAAAAGATTGAGGATGCAGTTAAACCTACTGAAGATAAGAGTATTAAACCTTCTTATAAAAAGAAATAATGACTTACGAGTTAGAACCAGTTAGAACTCATGGAATGGATTTGGTAATCACAAGTGATGCCTTAGCTATTCCTATTACATTAGCAGAGGTTAAAGACCATGTTAATGTTGATTTTACTGACCAAGATGATAAGTTAACTGCGTTGTTAGGTTCTGCATTTAGAGAGGTAGAATTGTTCATAGAAAAAGGATTAAAAACTAAGACTGTTCGTTTATCTTACACAGAGATTAATGGAACAGTTTCTTTGCCTTTTGACCCTATTCAATCTATTACTTCTGTAACTGATTTGAATAATGTAGCAATTACTGATTATACTTTAAGTGGAGATAAGACAAAGTTAAGTGCTTATTCTGCTTCAGGAATTAAGATTACTTATGTATGCGGTTTCGCTACTTTACCACAAGATTTAAAGAATGCAGTATTAGATATTATTGCAATAGATTTTGACAATAAAGTAGAGGATAAAAGATTAGCTTTAAAAGCAGTTAAAGACAGAATAAGACATTATCGCCCTTTATATGTATAACAAGTTAAATAGAATTAAAGGCACGTTTAAACGCAAACTATCGGGTGTATCTGATGGTGCAGGTGGTTTAGCAGGAGTTACTTATTCGAGTTATACGACAAGTATATACTTTGCTGAAACCAGTTCGTTCTACGGGAACTACGGAGGTATTAGAAATATTGAGAGTGCTAATTTTGGCACAAATCAATCCTTTGAAGGAAAGATGAGATACCGTTCTGCTTTTATCCCTAGAACAACTGATATTTTAGAAGTTAATGGTGTGGAGTATGCTTTATCCAATATTATGGATGCAGATTTCCAAAAAGAATACTTAACATTTAAAGCAGCTAAGAGAAGTGCTTAATATCAAGGTTACAGGTTTAAAGGTTATACAGAATCGTGTTGATCGTGCATCTAAAAAGATACAGGATGATATAAACGATAATGTAGTAGAAGCTGCAAACTATATTGAAATGCGTTCTAGGTCAAGTGCTCCTGTAGATACATCTTTTTTAAAGAATAGTCAATATAGGAATACAATAACACGAAAACCTATACGGCGACCACCG